TTAACTCGGAGCAAACAATGAACTTTACAATCTCAACTTTAGAAAGCAACACAGACGGTGGCGTTATCGTAGCACATTGGCAAGTAAGCAAAGCCTCTGGTGAAAACGTAGCTACTTCATACGGCACTGTAGGATTTACTCCTGATGCAGATGCAGATGGTTATACAGCTTATGACAGCTTAACCGAAGCTGACGTAACCGCATGGGTTACAGAGTCGTTAGACACTGAAGCTCTTGAGGCTTCACTAGACGCAGACTTAGCTGAACAAGCTACTCCGTCTGTAACTGTAGGGACACCTTGGTAATGATTACAATCGGAGATAAGACATACACGGAAGAGGACTTGAGCGGGGAACAACTCGCTCAGGTTCAACGTATCAACTCATTGAGACTAGATTTATCTGAGCTACAAATGAGAGCGCAAGAACTTAATGTGCTTTTAGACGCTTACGCTGGGTCTCTTAAAGATTCACTTACTGATGACGAACCTGAAGAAGAGGTTATCGAGGAGTAATCCTAATGACAAAGGCAAGAGATATTGCCACAGGCGGTGGTGTAGATACCACAAACTTTGTAACAAAAGCAAACGGAGTCATCGAAGCACTTGATGGCTCTGCTTTAACAAGCTTAACACCAGCTAACTTAGACAATACTGGTACTATTCCTTCAGCACTCCTTGCGGGTGTTGGGGGTGTTAAACTTGGTGGAGAAAAAACAGGTGATGGGAGTACAGGCACAGGAAGTGGTGTCAATATGATTACTTCTGATTCTATAAATTTAACAAATTACGAAGGAAATTATTTAATTGTTTATGGTCAAACAGCCATTTCTGAAAATGCAAACACCGCTAATACAGCAATTTTAAGAATACAATTAAACAATGGCTCATCAACAACTACTTTAAGTGCCAGCAGACAAGGACATGGTGCTTATAGCGATGTCAATCAAGATACAAACAGTATCGTTCATATTTCTGCTTTTACTGTTTATCCAATTCCTGCGGCTTATGCTACAAATTGTACTATACGCTTAAATGGTGGGGTAGATAGTGGTGCTTTTACTTATGGTAATCAAGGAGCTAACGCTAACTTTGATGGTGAAGGTGCGGGCATAGGTATTAAATATTTTGTAATTTAAAGGATAACTAATGGAACAGATAAAACAACAAGTAGAACGCTTGGAATGGCGAGTGGATCTACAGGACGAACAACTTAAGATGCTTACGGCTAACGCCAATGAGCTTAGAGGGATGCTGGATAGCATCAACCGCACCCTGCTACAAATCAAGTGGTTAGTTGTGGGTGGTGCTGTTGTTTGGTGGGGTCAATCTATGGGACTAGGAAGCTTATTTAAATTAGTAGGAGTATAATATGATACAGCAATTAATAGCACCTGTAACAGGGTTGCTAGATAAGTTTATCCCCGATGCAGATACAAAACAAAAGATAGCACATGAAATTGCTACGATGTCGGAGAAACACGCTCAACAAATTGCTCTAGCTCAAATCGAAGTTAATAAAGCAGAAGCCAAAGGGAATTGGTTTCAGTCTTCGTGGAGACCTGCAACGGCTTGGGTATGTGTGTTAGGGTTTGCCGTAAACTTTCTTATTAGTCCACTTGCAGCACCCTTTGGCGTTGTTGTACCACAAGCAGATACATCAACCATGTTACCTGTACTAATGGGTATGCTTGGTCTTGGTGGTCTACGTACAATGGAACGAGTTAAAGGAGTAGGTAAGTGAGATATTTTAAAATAGAAGATTTTGATTGCTCTTTTACAAGTAACAACGAAATGTCCGAAGAGTTCCTAGATAAGCTAGACGATCTTCGACACGCTTGCGGTTTCCCGTTTATTGTTACAAGTGGGTATAGAGACCCTGAAGGACACCCTATCGAAGCTAGGAAAGCTAAAGCTGGAACACACGGACAGGGAATTGCCGCAGACATCAAAGTTAATAACGGAGCTGAGAAGTATAAGATCATATCGGAAGCCATGAAGATGGGCTTCACTGGGATAGGCGTTGCTAAGACGTTTATTCACGTTGATATTAGAACTTCTACGCCCGTAGTTTGGAGTTACTAATGGATAGAAAAATATTAGACGAATTACACGAAGGTGTTGCTAAAGATTTACTTGCAAAGGTTAAGTCTGGTGAAGCATCTGCTTCTGAGTTGTCAGTTGCAACAAAGTTTCTTAAGGACAACGGAGCTTGTCTTGAAGTAATCACTACAGAGTCACCAATGGCTAACTTATTGGAGGCATTACCGTTTGAGGAGATGTCACATTGAGAAACTATACAAAAGAGTACGCTAATTACCACAGTAAGCCTGAGCAACGTAAGAAACGCAGCAATAGAAACAAAGCTAGACGTTTAATGATTAAATCTAGGGGTAAAGCTGCGGTAGCGGGGAAAGATGTAGATCATGTGAACCGTAACCCTAACGATAACTCAATTAACAACTTACGCATTACTAGTAAAAAGCAGAATAGGAGCAGAAATGGCTAGAGGTTTATACGCAAACATTAACGCTAGGAAGAAGAAAGGTACTAGCCGATCTAAGAAGAACTCAACCATATCTCCTAAAGCTTACGCTAAACTTAAGATAGGTTTTAAGAAGAAGGATAAATAGTATGGGTGCTTTTGATAACTTAAAGATCAACCAACCTAAACGCACCCCCAGCCACAAAACCAAATCACACATTGTCAAAACAAAAGTTAACGGCAAAGAAAAGATTATTAGATTTGGTGAGCAAGGTGCAAAGACTAATCAAAACGCTAAACAGCGTAAATCTTTTAAGGCTCGACACGCAAAGAACATAGCTAAGGGTAAATCCTCAGCAGCATACTGGGCTAACAAAGTTAAATGGTGACAATATGGAAAAGATGCCAGAGCAACTAAAAGACTTCCGTAACTTTATGTATATAGTGTGGAAGCATCTAAACTTGCCTGATCCCACTCCTGTCCAATACGATATGGCAGACTACATACAGAACTGCCCTCGTAGAGCAATCATTGAAGCATTTCGTGGTGTAGGTAAGTCCTACATTACAGCAGCATTTGTCGTACACCAATTACTTCTCGATCCACAAAAGAAGTTCATGGTAGTGTCAGCATCAAAACAGAGAGCTGACGATTTTTCGACATTCACACAACGTCTAATCTTGGAACTCCCAATATGCCAACATCTCATAGCTACAAGTGAGCAAAGGTGGAGCAAGATTGCGTTTGATGTAAGACCCGCTTTAGCGTCTGGTAGTCCCTCAGTTAAGTCTGTCGGGATTACTGGACAGCTAACGGGCAGTCGGGCAGACATAATCATTGCTGATGACATTGAAGTACCTAATAACTCAATGACACAGATGATGAGAGAGAAGTTAAGTGAAGCCGTTAAGGAGTTTGATGCGGTACTTAAACCTGAAGGTAAAATCCTGTATCTTGGAACACCACAGTGTGAGATGAGTCTTTATAATACACTCACAGAACGTGGATATAAGATGAGGATATGGACAGCACGTTACCCCTCCATAGAGGACGCAGAGAAGGCGTATGGGAATCGTTTAGCACCTACCCTTTGGGATGCTATGCACGAAGCAGAAAGTCCGTTAGACGGCAATCCAGTAGATCCTCTGAGGTTTGATGATGAGGACTTGATGGAACGAGAGCTATCTTATGGTCGCTCAGGGTTTGCTTTACAGTTTATGTTAGACACAAGCTTATCTGACACCGATAGATACCCATTGAAGTTATCTGACTTAATGGTGATGTCGATTGATAAGGATAAAGCACCTGAGAAGCTCGTCTATGGCGTTATGAAGGAGATTAAGGAGTTACCTAACGTAGGGCTAGGGGGTGACAAATACTTTGCCCCAGAAGCCACGATAGGAGACTACGTAGACTACGATGGTTCGGTACTTGTGATTGACCCCTCTGGTAGAGGTCAGGATGAGACAGCCTATGCTGTTGTTAAGATGCTTAATGGTTACTTATATGTAGCAGATTGTGCTGGCATACAGGGTGGCTATAGTGAAACTACGCTAACGAAGTTATGTAACATAGCGAAGGAACATAAAGTTAATGTTGTCTTAGTAGAGAGCAACTTTGGTGACGGTATGTTTACAGAACTACTTAAACCTTTCTTGAAAAAGATATACCCTGTGACTACAGAAGAGGTACGACATAGTAAGCAGAAAGAGTTACGTATAATTGATACTCTTGAGCCTGTTATGAATCAACATAAGCTCATCATAGACCCTAAAGTTATCCAAAAGGATTACGATAGCGTACAGCATCATCCCCCTGAGAAAGCTCAGAGATATATGCTTACATACCAAATGACTCGTGTCACTAAACAGCGTGGTGCTTTAGCCCATGACGATAGATTAGATGCACTAGCGATGGGTGTAGCCTATTGGGTAGAACAGATGGCTGCTGATGTAGACATGGAGATGAAAGAACGTAAGGAAGAGCTGTTGATGAATGAGTTAGACAAGTTTGTTAACGGTTACAACATCAATTCACCAGCAAGAGCTAACACATGGACATAAAAAAACTAATAATACTTGTGTTGTTAAGTTCCCCTGTACTTGCTAATGATGCAAATCAGGGTGACTTTAGTAACAATACACAAGCAGAGACTATAACAACGACAACTAGCACTGTAGTAAGTCAAGAAGGTACACCAGTACCCACAGCAGTAGGTGCAGCATCCCCAGTATACAACCAAGATATATGTGTTGTATCTAATGGACGAGGTGTTCAAACATTACAGATAGGTGTGTCTTACGGTTCATCCACTAGAGATGAGGTATGTGAGATGCTAAAGCTATCTAGACAGTTAGAACAACTAGGTCTTAAGGTTGCTGCTACTAGTGTTTTGTGTAATGACCCTAGAGTATTTCATGCGATGTTAAACGCAAAAACCCCATGCCCGATAGGAGGACTAATCGGTGATGCAGCAATTAAATATTATAAGGAACACCCTAGCATTGTCCCTGATCTTCCTGTTATCAAGCGAAGCAAGAAGCCAAAGCCAATACGACACGGCATCCTTGGTAAACAGCATTTCAGACATAAATAATACTATTAATAGTGGACTGTATGACTTCGGTGACTTTACCGCTTGGTCTATGGAGGCTGGTAATACTATTATTTATAACAAGAACACAGGTGAGAAGTATAAGCTAACACAACAACAAGTAGACCAATTCAATAATGCCTATGCAGAAGGACTACAAAGAAGCACACCAGAGGCTCTAGTTTCCGTTGTGCTGGACGATCTCATTGAAGATAAGCAGTATGCCTATGAAGAAGCTAAAGAGTCTCTAATCGAAGCAGCGAGCGATATAACAGAGGTCACTGAAGTAGCTGAGATAATTGCTACAGGTAATCAATCAACTGTTATTGCAGCTCAAGACTATGCTGTTGAGAATGAACTGACTGAGATCAAGCAGGAAGATGTACAACAATACAACACCAGCATTGATGCAATGTTAGAGGCTTCTATAACTAAGAACATGATTGAAGCTTACGCTCAAGACATACAGGTTGTAGACACTATAGCTGACCTAGTGATTAACACTGAGTCTACTCAAGCATTCTTTGACACTGTTACTATTAGTATAAGTGAGATAAGTCCTGCTGTGTTGACTGTAGAGTGGGAGGGGTATGCTCAAGATGTCTATAGTGATATGTACTATGCTTATGCACCCATCCCTGACTTGGAGGCAATGTTACGATGAAACCACAAGACGTAGCTTTATGGATAGGACTAGCTAGTTCAGTTGGTGGTGCAGCCATAGGATATGGTACACTAACAGAGAAGGTAGCTTCCTTAGAAAAGAACAATGCACCTACACAGCTAGAAGGTAGGTTGGTTAAACTAGAGACAAGAGTAGAAGATAATGACATTGGAAAAATTGGAAAAGAAATTGAACAACTACGTGGCAGGATTGATAACTTGGCTGAGAAAGTTAACAGCATTAGTATCCCAAGCACAAGCAGCATTGAGAAAGATGTGGTTGTCCTTAAAGAACAAGTTAAAAGCATTAAAGGAAGCCTTAAAGACATAGGTAACAATCCCTTATTATAGCTGGGTTTCCTCTATTCCCCCCCTATAGGAGACCCCCCACCCCCTTTGATATATACTATAGTATAGTAGAGTATCTTAAAGATTGCTTAAAGGATACTTAAAGGATTGATGAAAGGATGGTTAGGGATTACTCCTTGTAGTTCCCTCCTTAGATATATATGTTAAGACACTCAAGGTTCGTTGAGGATTCGCTACCTTACTTGGGTGTCTTAATTTTCAACCAAAAATCTGAGGTGGTATATCGTAGTGCGATAGTGGCGGACTTCCCCCATAGGGTCGATTGCGTAGGTAGCACCACCAGCTACACCACCACCAGAAAAGCAGACCAATGCCCGCCTAGATTCTCGCAGGATTAAATATCCTAGAATGCTAGCCAGATTATCATTTTATAAATTTATATTTAATTGTCAGTTTCTTTCTGTCTTATATCGGTTTTTTTGTCATGCACTAGAATCATAAAGTATCCTTAAGTCATGCGTTAGATACATGAGAAATATCTATTTATTTTCGCTTGTAGTGTTGACACTAGCACCACCATTTGAGACAATAGTTGCACGAGTTGAGAGAACACCTCAACACATTTTTCCAAACTAAAAGAGTATAAGACAATGAGCCTAGATATTAAACTGACCGAAAGCGAAATTAAAATAATCAATATTGCACTTAATGTGCGTGAGTATAATTTAGCTAAACAAATCAGGGATTGGTCGGATATGCTAAAATTAGGCGGTGATCCAACCAAGGGCGATCTAGCACATTATAATGAGTTAATGGGTAAATATTTTGAAGTTAAACACATCAACGACAATTTGCGTTCTGTTCGAATTAAAGACTAATAGCAATAGGTGCAAGGACGCACCACCAATTTTTCAAACTAAACTAAACTTTTATAGGTAAATTATTATGTTAAATTTAATCAGTAAATTAAACGCTAAACAATCCGCAACTATCGCAAAGGGTACTGCAAAGCTAGCACGTAAATTGGGTTGCACTGTGCGCCAAGATCGTGGCGGCTACAATCGATACTTTATCCAAGCGGGAGCGGATCATTATATAATTAGTGCTAGGGATATTTTGCATAGAAAAGTAGAAAAGAAAGACGGTGACACATTCCGTCAATATCACGCTGGTTATTTGTCTTTATACAAAGAGCATTCTAATACTAATCGTAATTTGTGGGATGTACCGCAAAGAGATACAGAAACCAAGGGAGCATAATCGGCATTGACTAGACTGGTAAGGGTAGCAATGGATTGTTACCCAAACCAATATTAAATTTTATTTATTTTTTTTTTATTTATTTTTTTTATTTTTTTTT